TTAATGAATGGTGTAGACAAAGATGTGTTAGCCAGAGTGGCTACTGAAATCATGTCAGCACCTACAGTAGAGGAACAACTAAAAAAGTAATACAAGATAAAGACTTATTTGCAAGATACTATTTAGCAGAATTGTTAGGAGTAACAGTTGCAGAGTTAGAAGAAAAAATGTCTTTATCTGAATTTACTGGATGGATTGCGTATCTAAGAGAAAAAAATAGGCAGATGGATAATGGCAGGAACTGATTATAAATTAAGAATTAAAGGACAAGATCAAACTGGCAAAGCGTTTGGTAAAGTAAATAAAAACATTAATTCTACTCAATCAGCTATGAAAAAATTAGCTGGTGCATTTGCTGGTGCGTTTGCTGTTCGTCAATTAGTGCAGTTTGGTAATGAAGCAATGCAAATTGCCGATAGTCTAGGTAAAACTGCTGTAGCTGTTGGCGTTGGTGTTGAATTTTTACAAAAATATCAATTTGCTGCCCAACAAGCTGGAATAGAAACAGAAAAGTTTAACAAAGCCTTAAAATTCTTTTCTAAAGGTATTGGTGAAGCAACACAAAACAAAGGTTTAGCCAAAGAAGCATTTGATGACTTGGGCATATCAATTTTTGATGCTGGTGGTAATACCAAAAAAACAGAAAAAATATTTATAGAATTTTTTACTGCTTTAGAAAAAGTAGGTAGTGAGTCAAGAAAATCAGCTTTATTGGCAGGAACTTTTGGTGCAAAAGTTGGTATTGATATGGCTAATCTTATTAAAGATGGCACTGCATCAATGCAAGAATTAGCAGAAGCTGCTACTGGTATATTTTCAGCAGAAAGCATAGCTGATGCTGAAAGATTTAATGACACTATGAATATTCTTAAAAGACAAATATTAACACCTATTCAAAGTCTATTTATACAAATTGGTGCAGATGTTTTAAATTTAATGGAACTTCTAGGGGTTGAAGGTGTTGTAGAAAAAAACGCATTAAGTGTGTTAAATGAAGATTTGCAAGAGTTAGAAAAAAGATTAGAAACAGCTACAAAAAAACAAGATTCTTTTATTGGTGGACTTATTTCTGGACAATTATTTGACACAAATATTTATAAAGATAATGTTGAATTTTTAAAAGAATCTATAGCTTTAATAAAAGAACAAATATTAGCAAAAGAATTAGAAATTAAAAAAAATAAAGAATTAAATGATGGTTTTGAATTGACTGAAACACATTTAAAAGCAATGGGTAATGTTTCACGAACTTTAAATGGTAGCTTTGAAGAATTTTTTGATTTTACAAAAAAGGGATTTTTAGATTTTGAAAAAATGACAAAAAGAATTTTAGCTTCTGTTATTAATGAAATGATTAAAGTATTTATTATCAAAGAGTTAATGGGATTCGCTGCTGGTGCAGTTGGCAAAAATACTGTTATGGGTCAAATATTTACTAAAGCTGGTGAAAATTATGAAGGTGGTGGTTTTACAGGTTCTGGTTCAAGAACAGGTGGCTTAGATGGTAAGGGTGGCTTTATGGCTATGGTACATCCTAACGAAACTATTATAGATCACACTAAAGGACAAGGTGCTGGTGGCACAACAGTAAACTTTAATATTAATACAGTTGATGCTAGTGGTTTTGATCAATTATTAGTTTCAAGAAAAGGTACAATTACACAAATAATAAATAATGCTATGAATAATCAAGGCAAGATGGGTGTAGTCTAATGAGTGGTGCATTTCCAACAAGTCCAAATTTTAGAACTTTAAATTTTAAAGACAATAGACCCACTTTATTAAATCAAACTATATCTGGTAAAAAACAAGTCAGACAAATTGGTGGGCAATATTTTTCTTTTGGTGTATCAATGCCACCATTACAACAAGAAGATTCACAAGCAATCTTTGCTTTTTTACAAAAACAGAAAGGTAGTTTTGAAAACTTTACTATCACGCATCCATTAGATAATCTTGGTGTAGGTAAAGCAGAAACAGATATACAGGTTGTTGGCACACACGCCTTATCTGATGCAACCATTGTTATAGATGGCTTTGCAAATTCAACTAATGGCGTTTTAAAAGCTGGTGATCTTATTAAGTTTGCTAATCATACTAAGGTTTATATGGTACAAGCAGATGTAAATTCAAATGGCAGTGGGCAAACAACTGTATCTATATCACCAAATTTGGTAGCTACTCTAGCTGATAATGAAGCTGTTACTGTCAATAAACCAAGTTTTACTGTGTATCTTGAAAGCAATGAAGTTATCTATAGTACCGATATCAGTGGTTTATTTAGTATTTCATTTGATGTTAGAGAGGTTATCACCTAATGCCAAGAACCTTATCTTCAGCACTACAAACGCAAGTATCAGCAGATGCAACTAAGATCGCTTTCTTAGTTGAATTGCAATTATCTACTGTTGTTAGAGTTACTAATTATGGTCGTAATGTTGTTTTTGATTCAAATACCTATCAAGCAGGTGGTTCTTTTGTGCAAGTTGATGCTACTACCGAATCAGGCAAATTACAGGTTGATGAAATAAATGTAGGTTTTTCTAATATAACTGATGAATTAAGAGCATTAGTGGAATCAGGTGCTTTTACCGATAAAATAGCAAACATTTATATTGCGTATTTTAATGCAGATGAAGATTTAGTTGGAGCTATAACCTACTTTAGTGGACAAATAAGAGGTGTAGCTAGTAATGAAACTGTAGATTCAAGTAATATTAGTATTACTGTTGCTAGTCACTGGGCGAATTGGAACTTAACAAAAGGCAGACATTTTTCTGATAGCTCACAACAAGATTTTAGTTCAGGTGACAAGGGTTTGGAATATTCTACTCAAGTTAAAGATGATGTTAGATGGGGTAGTAAGTAATGTTTCAAGCTTTGGTTTCTTTAGGTCTAAGTAAATTGGCTGCTGGTGTAATTACAGTAGTTGTTGCCACATACACTGTAGTTACTGGTGTTAAGGCATACAAAATGGCTAAAGACTTAGCCAACAGTTTACAAAGTCAAGGCTCGGAAATACTAGCTAATAAAACTTCTGCTGGTGGGAAGATACCAGTAGTTTATGGTTCAAGGCGAGTTGGTGCGCAGATAGTATTTATGGACACAGCAGAAAATGAATCAAAAGATTTATTTGTTATTTATGCCCTTTCTGTGGGTGAAGTAGAATTTATAGATGGAAGATCAATTGAATTAGATGGTAACCCTTTAAACGATAATAAAAGATTTAAAGATGGTGGTTATATTGGTTCAGATAAAATTACTTCTGGGCAAATTTTTTCTTTAAACACAGCAGATCAAACTGCTGCAATTAATACTGTTACTGCTGGTACTTTTGGCACAAACCCTGCTTTATCTTATCGTTATACTTTTAATTTACATCATGGTGCAACCACTCAAGCAGCAGACCCAATGTTTCTTGCATCTTTAGCTTCTAGCAAATGGAGTTCGGCACATAAATTAAATGGTATTGCTTATATAGCAGCTCATTATCATTATGACGAAGGTGGTATGTGGTCAGGTGTGCCACAACTTACAGTCAGTGTGCAAGGTAAAAAAGTTTTTGACCCAAGAGATAGCAATCAAACTTTTGGCACGATCTCAACTTATAAATGGTCAAACAATCCTGCTTTGTGTTTCTTAGATTACATCACTAATAATGAATATGGTAAGGGTTTGACCAGTTCGCAAATAAATATGTCTACTTTTAGCACAGCAGCTAATTTAGCTGATACAAATGAAACTGCACCTGATTTTAGTGGTGGTGCTGTATCAATGGCGTGGCAAGGTGTCGGTAGTTTTAATTTTATGACTACAACTGATTTTACTAACTGGAGTAAATTCAAAGTTGGACAAAGAATAGAATTAAAAGACGATAGTGGCAATGTAATTGTTAATAACAGAATCATCACTGATATGAGAACAGTTAATATTTACGATGGCACTCCTTTATATACTATTGATTTTGAAGGTGAGTTTCCTTTAAATCAAGTATATGATGTTGATGGTGATATTCCTAATGCTATAGCTACATCTAGGAAGTTTCAATGCAATGGTGTTATTGATTGTAATAAAAAGGTTATGGAAAATGCTCAAGATTTATTAGCTAATATGCGTGGTATTTTTACTTATATCGATGGCAAGTATGAATTAAAAATTGAAGATACAGGTTCATCAACCTTTAGTATTACTGAAGATCATATAATTAGTGATGCAGGAATATCTGTTGATTATGGTTCTAAAGATACAAAAGCAAATAAAGTTATTGTTGAATTTTTTAATGGTCAAAAGAAATTTGAACAAGATACAGCAATAGTTTTACTTGATGCTAGTCCAAATTATTTTTCTAATGATGGTGATGAAATACTAGAATTAAAAGTAGAATTTCCTTTTGTAACTGACCCTTATGTTGCTTATAACATGGGTCACGCTATATTAGTTAGGAGTAGAAATCAAACTCAAGTATCTTTCTTAGGTACGCCAGAAATGTATAAATTAAATGTTGGTGATATTGTTGATCTAACTTATACAGCTTTAGGATTTAGTTCTAAAGTATTTGTTGTTGAATCATTAGTATTGCAATCAAGTGGGTTGTTACAGGTCAACATGATTGAATATGTTAATTTTTATACATGGGAAGTGCCAAGTGCAGAAACTGTAGCACCAGTAGTTGATCTACCTACTGCTTATGCAATAAAATCACCAGCTAATTTAGCTTTCACTGATACTAATTCATCTGCAACTGGCAGACCTTTTATAGCTTGGACACAACCAACAGACTACCCTGACGATCAATACAAAGTAAATGTTGTAAATAGTTCTGGTGTGCAAGTTGTGAATAAAACAGTTGCAGTTAATAATGTTGATTTAAGTTTTTTACCTGTAGCTTCTAATTATGTAGCTACAGTTTCAGCTTTAAATGCTTTAGATGTTGAGTCACCAACAACCAGTCTTACTTTTTCCGTTGCTAATCCACCTACTAAAACTGTTGATGTTCAAGATTCAGCAATTACCACAGTTAAAATTGCTGATGCAAATATTACGACAGCTAAGATCGGTAATGCTCAAGTAGATACTTTACAAATAGCAGGTCAAGCAGTCACAGTGCCAGTGTATGTTACAGGTGGTTCATCAAGTAGAAATACTTTTAGCAGTAGTTATAGCACCATAATTAGTGCAACAATACCAAGAAAAGGCTTAACAACTTTAATTACTTTTACAGGGCAATTTGATTCTATTACTAGTGGTAGTGGGGTTTATTTAGTAAGAATATTAAGAGGAACAACTGACTTTTCTAACCAAGAATGGCACATAGGAATACCATTAAATTTAAGAAAATCAGATACTATTGTTTTACAAGATACTGACACAGGAACTGGTAACACTACTTATAATGTGCAAGTTAAAAATCAATCTTTAGATGTCGGTTATTATCAACTCTTTATGTCGGTAGAACAATTTCAGAGATAATTATGTTTAAAACAATAACAATATATAACTCAAAAACTGGCATCATTCTTAGAAATGTTTCTGAAATGGGCGATGATATTTATAAAAATGTTAAAGCTGGTGAAGGTTATGTTGAAGGTAGTTATTCAACAGATAATTATATTATTGTTGATGGTGAGCCAGTAGCAAAAGAAGCTGCTGTTATTAGTGAACAAAATAAAAAACAAGCACAAATAGATTTAACTGCACAAAGAAATTATTTATTGCAAGGTTCAGACTGGACACAAGTAATTGATAACCCTTTGACAGATGCAAAGAAAATAGAATGGCAAACTTACCGACAAACATTAAGAGATTTACCAACTGCATACACAGATATTGAATCTATAGAAGAAGTTATTTTTCCAACCAAACCAGAATAGTTAATGAGATAAAACGATAAAAATTATATAATAGGAATTTATTATGAGCCAACACGATTATAATTTAGCCAATCAAACAGGTGCAGATTTTAGAGCAGACTTAAATAATGCTTTAGGTGCAATTGCAACAAACAACAGTGGTAATTCACAACCAGCTACCACTTTTGCTTACGAATGGTGGGTAGACACCACAAACAATCTTTTAAAAATTAGAAATAGTGCTGATAACGCATGGATTACTTTACCTATATCTGTCACAGCAGATAATACAGTTGATATCAATGGTGGTACTGTTAATGGCATTTCTTCTTTTAGTTTTAGTTCAGGTTCAACAGTTACAACAATTTTAGATGAGGACAATCTTAATTCTGATTCTGCAACAGCATTAGCTACTCAACAATCCATCAAAGCTTATGTAGATTCGCAAGTGACTGCACAAGACCTAGACATTTCAGATGGCAGTAGTTCAATATCTATTGATTTAGATTCAGAATCTTTAGGATTGTTGGGTGGCACAGGTTTAACATCTAGTGCATCAGGTAACAATGTTACTTTTGCAATTGATGCTACTGTAGCTACTTTAGTCGGCAGTCAAACTTTAACAAACAAAACTTTAGATATAGACAACAACACACTTAGTAATGTTGAAGTTGATAATTTAAAATCAGGTGTTTTAGATACTGATTTAAGTTCAGTATCTGGCAGTGACAATACATTAGCATCTGCTAAAGCTATTAAAACTTATGTTGATGCACAAGTAACTGCACAAGATTTAGATGCTACCGATGGCACAACAAGCATTAGCATTGATCTTGATTCAGAAACATTATCTTTATTAGGTGGCACAGGTCTTACTTCAACAGCTTCTGGTAATGGTTTTACTTTTGCAATAGATTCTACAGTTGCAACATTAGTTGGTTCACAAACTTTAACCAATAAAAGTATTGATCTTGATAACAATACTCTAACTAATTTTGAAGTAGACAATTTTAAATCAGGTGTCTTAGATACCGATCTATCAAGCGTATCAGGTTCAGATGATACTCTTGCTTCAGCAAAAGCTATTAAGACTTATGTTGATGCTCAAGTTACTGTTCAAGATTTAGACATTACAGATGGTTCAAATACCATAGCCATAGACTTAGATTCAGAAACCTTATCATTATTAGGTGGTACTGGTGTTAGTTCTACTGCATCAGGGAATGGCGTTACTTTTGCTATTGGTCAAGCAGTCGGCACTGGTGACAATGTGCAGTTTAATCAAGTTACATCTGCATTAGTTGGTAATGCTGCAACTGCAACTAAATTAGCTACTGCTAGAGCTATTGCTTTATCAGGCGATGTAGTCGGTACAGCAAACTTTGATGGCACTGCTGGAATTACCATATCTACAACGATACAAGCTAACAGTATAGCTTTAGGCACAGACACAACTGGTAATTATGTAGCAACTATAGCTGATGCTGGTAATTCAAAAATAACAGTTGCTAATAGTGGTGCAGAAAGTGCAGCGATAACTTTAGATATTGCTGATGATGCAATTACTACTGATCAACTAGCAAACAATGCAGTTGTTTTAGGCACACAATCAAGTGGAAATTATGTAGCAACAATTGCAGGAACAACGAACGAAATAGAAGTATCTGGTTCTGGCAGTGAAACAGCAGGTGTGACTGTCGGTTTACCTGATGATGTCACGATAGCTGGTAATTTAACTGTCAATGGCACTACAACAACTGTCAACACTGCGACACTATCTGTTGAAGATCCTTTAATAAAATTAGCCAATAGTAATTCTGGTGCTGATTCTGTTGATATAGGTTTTTATGGTTTATACGATACTTCAGGTTCACAAGATTTATATGCAGGTTTATTTAGAGATGCTAACGATTCAGGTAAGTTTAAATTATTTAAAGATTTACAAGCAGAACCAACCACGACAGTTAATACATCTGGCACTGGTTATGCTGTTGGCACTTTAGTTTCTAATTTAGAAGGTAATGTAACTGGTAATGTAACTGGTAGTGCTAATACTTTATCAACAGCAAGAGCAATTGCTTTGAGTGGTGATGTAGTTGGAACTGCTAATTTTGATGGTTCTGCTGGTATATCTATTTCTACAGCTATACAACCTAATTCAGTTGCATTAGCTACTGATACTACAGGTAACTTTGTAGCTGATCTAACTGCTGGTGAAGGTATTAATGTTAGTGGTGGTGGTTCAGAAAATGCCACTATCACAGTTTCAGCAGAAGATGCGACAGAAACAAACAAAGGTATTGCATCTTTTGATGGTACAGATTTCACAGTTAGTTCTGGTGATGTCACAGTTAATGCTGAAAGAGTACAAGACATAGTTGGTGGCATGGTCACTGGTAATACTGAAACTGGTATTACTGTTACTTATCAAGATGGCGATGGTACGCTAGATTTTGTCGTTGGTACTTTAAACCAAGATACAACTGGAAATGCTGCAACCGCTACAGCTTTAGAAACTGCTAGAACAATTGGTGGTACTAGCTTTGATGGTACTGCAAATATAGCAGTAGGATTAGCAGCCACATCAACAGCTTTAGCTACTGCTAGAAACTTTAGTTTAACTGGCAATGTTACTGCTGGTGCAGTTTCTTTTGATGGCACTGGTAATGTTGCTTTATCAACTACTTTAGCTGATTCAACAGTTACTTCTGCTAAATTGAGTGGTGCATTAGTAGCACCTTCAACTTTAACAGTTGATGCTGGTATTTCTGTAGATAACATAACAATTGATGGTCAAGAAATAGATGTTAGTTCAGGCAGTCTTACTTTAGATATTGCTTCAGATTTTATTGTTGATGTTGATGGTGGGGATGTTTTCTTTAAAGACAATGGCACAGAATTTGGTAGATTCCAATCAGATAATGGTGATCTAAATATTTACACTGACACATCTAACAAAGATATTTTATTTAAAGGTAACGATGGCGGAAGCACAATAACTGCTCTTACCCTTGATATGTCTGATGCTGGTACAGCACTATTTAATAATAAGGTTGGAATTGGAGTCACTGACCCATTAGGTGCTTTAGAAGTTAGAGGAAATGTTCATTTATCAGCATCTGGAACAGGTTCAAAATATATAGGATTTCATTCAGCAGATACTCTTTCTGCCTTTATAGAAAAAAGTGGTAATGATATGACTTTCTATAATGTTGATAGTGGGAATTTAAAATTCGCAACTTCTGATTCAGAAAAAATGCGCATCCACGACAGTGGTTTCGTATCCATCGGAAACACTACAGATGATGTAGCTGTTTTAAATGTTAGTGCTGCCGATGGTGTTGCTGATGAAAGAAATATTGCTAAGTTTGTTAATAGTGAAGCTACAGCAGGAAGAAATTATGGAGTTCATATACAAGGTGGCTCAAATAGTTCAGATGAATCTTTAAGTGTTCGTAAATTTGATAATTCTGCCACTTATCTAACAGTAAAAGGTGACGGAAAAACTGGAATTGGAACTTCATCGCCAGTATCTACTTTAGAAATAGCTAAGTCTGATCAAACTAATGGTGCAATTTTAAGTATTACCAATAAAGAAGATGGTGGTGGTTGGGACACAAACGACACAATTGGTACTATTAATTTTAGAACTGATGACAGCTCAACAAGTCAACCAATAAGAGGACAGATTACAAGTAAGGTCACAGAAGCATTGTCTGGTGGAACTTTCCCTTCTCCTAGTGGTATGGTTTTTAGTGTAGCTAATGGTAATACATTATCAGAAGCACTGAGAATTGATTCTACTGGCAAGGTAGGAATTGGCACTGCATCGCCACAGTCAATTTTTCACACAAGAACTTCAGAATCTACTTCTAATCATAATGCTGGTGGTGGGTTTTCTTTAACAAGTTCATCAACAGCAGGAAGCAGAAGGGCTATGATGTTTTTGGATGCAGACAATGGCAACTTTAGTTCTGGTTCTGATGGTGCATACGCTTATTTTGAAAAGAAAGGTGATGGCGGTGACTTAAATATAATCAACCAAGACAGTGCTAATACAAAATTTTATCAAGATGGCGCAGAGAAAATGCGAATTGATTCTTCTGGAACGCTGTTAGTTGATAGAACTTCTAAACCAAATGCAGGTGAAAAAGTAGCTGTATCAAGAGAGGGCATTGCAATAGCTAGAGGTACGAGTAGTGGCGAATATAGACTAATGTATGGTAATGATTCTGCTAGTATGATTTTATATTTTACAAGTGGCTCTAATCAAGCACAATTATCAGCAGCAGGTGCATGGGTAGATGCTTCTGATGTAGCTTATAAAAAAGATATTGTTGATATTAATTATGGTTTAGACACTGTTAAAAAATTAAAACCTAGAACTTACAAAATGAAACCTGATGATGAGCAACAAATTGGTTTTGTTGCACAAGAATTAGAATTAAACATTCCTGAAATTGTTAATGGTGAGGATGGTTCTAAAGGTGTGGCGTATGGTCAATTAACAGCAGTATTAACTAAGGCAATCCAAGAACAACAAGAATTAATAGAAGATTTACAAACACAAATAAATAAATTAAGAGGTAAATAGAATGGAATGGGATGTAAAAACTGTAGATGTGTACCCTACAAAAGAAGATCACAGCAATGTGATCTACAATGTACACTGGCGTGTAGCTAAAACAGAAGAAGATTTTTCAGCTTCTAGTTATGGTACACAAACTTTAAATACTGACGAGCTTGGTAGCTTTATAGACTTTGACAGTGTGACTACTGAAGAAGTACAAGCATGGGTTGTAAGTGCGATGGGCGAAGAAGCAGTAACAGCATTAGCAGCTAACTTAGATGCTCAGATAGAAAGTCAAAAAAACCCTACTACTGAAACTAAAACAATTGGTGGGTAATGGATTATCTTTTGGTATTGGGTTTTGTTATATTTTTTTTAGGAATTTATTTAAAAGTATCAGACCCACTTAGGTATCAAGATTTAAAAGAAAATCTTTTGAATTGGTTAAAAGAATAGTTATAATTAATTTTTAATCAAGGAAAAGGTAAATATGACAGACAAAGA